CATTCTCAATGACATTATCGTGGCGTATGATTTTGAGATCGATGTGAATGATCATGTGATCCCGTTATTTGCCGGGGAGCATTGCGGGAATGTATCTACGCCGTTCTTCCAGTACAAGGAATATGTCTTTGCCTGGGGCGGCGCTTATCTGAACCAGTATAGGTATACCTGGCTATTGACTCCGTATCTGGCGACGATCTGCAATCTGAGTCAGGCAGTGGTGAAGAATGCAGATAAGACAATGAAGATCACTTACACACTGACGGAGCAGACGGTGACGTAAGGGTTGGATAAATGAACAGGTGTTGTTAAGGCGGTTATCCCGATATGGGAGCCGCCTATTTTTATGCGAAGGAGGGCATGTGAAATGAAGGAGTTTTGGAATGTGATTCAGGCGATCTTTGCGGCTGTGGGCGGCTGGCTTGGCTATTTCCTAGGCGGAAATGACGGTCTGCTTTATGCGCTTCTGGCGTTTGTGGTGCTGGATTACATCACAGGGGTCATGTGCGCGGTGGCAGATAAGAAGCTGTCGAGCGCCGTAGGCTTCAAGGGGATCTGCAGGAAGGTTCTGATTTTTGCGCTGGTAGGAATCGGGCATCTGCTGGATACGCACATTTTTGGAGAAGCCGGTGTCTTAAGAACCGCGATCATTTTCTTCTACATCTCCAATGAAGGCCTGAGCCTTGTGGAGAATGCAGCGTATCTGGGACTTCCTATTCCGGGAAAGCTTCACAAGGTGCTGGAGCAGCTGCATGACCGGAGCGAGAAGGAAAAGGATAAGAAGGATGGTGAGGAATAATGGCTTACACGAACAGTTCTATGGTGGTTTATAAGAAGCTTTCTCCGAATCATTCCGGGCAGAGGACGCACAGTATTGACCGGATCACGCCGCATTGTGTGGTCGGCCAGTGCACTGCAGAAGGTCTTGGGGAATGGTTTGAGAAGCAGTCCACGCAGGCATCCAGCAACTACGGCATCGACCGGGATGGCAGGGTGGCTCTGTATGTGGAAGAGAAGAATCGTTCCTGGTGTACTTCCAGTAATGCCAATGATCAGAGGGCGATCACGATCGAGTGTGCTTCCGATACCACAGAGCCTTATGCTTTCAGGGATGTGGTGTATCAGACTCTGATCAAACTCTGCATTGATATCTGCAAGCGTAACGGCAAGAACAAGCTGATCTGGTTCGGAGATAGGGACAAGACGCTGAACTATTCTCCTAAGAGCGGGGAGATGATCCTGACGGTTCACAGGTGGTTTGCGAATAAGTCCTGTCCGGGAAACTGGATGTATGCGAGGATGGGAGATCTGGCTGAGAAGGTGACGAAGGCACTGCAGGGGTCTTCTGATTCCGGTGGCGGTTCGACTGCAAAGGGGACTCAGGCCTCTGTCCTGAAGAATCTGCCTGAGGCGGATGCGATCAAGAAAGTCGGTGTGCTTTTCACAGCGGACCAGAAGAAGAGCGGCATCCTGGCATCGGTATCGCTGGCTCAGTTCATTCTGGAATCCGGTTATGGGAAGAGTGAACTGGCTCAGAACGCCAACAATATCTTCGGGATGAAGTGCAGCCTGTCCGGGAATAGCTGGAGCGGATCCAGTTGGGATGGCAAGAGCAAGTACACGAAGAAGACGCAGGAACAGAATCCTGACGGCAGCATGGTCACGATCACGGCTGACTTCCGGAAGTATCCCTGCATTGAGAAATCTATTGCTGACCATTCCGCTTATCTGCTTGGGGCGAAGAACGGCAGCAAGCTTCGTTATGAAGGGCTGAAGGGATGCACGGATTATAAAAAGGCTGTGCAGATCATCAAGGATGGCGGCTATGCCACAAGCCTGACCTATGTGGAGAAGCTGATCTCCATCATCGAAAGGTGGAACCTGACTCAGTATGATGCTAGGGACTCCGGCGGTGAGGTGGTCCGCTGGTACCGTGTTAGAAAGTCATGGGCGGATGCCAAGAGCCAGAAGGGAGCCTATAAGATCCTGGACAACGCGAAGAAGTGCGCAGATCAGAATCAGGGGTATAGGGTGTTCGATGCGGATGGTAAGGTAGTGTATGAGCCGAAGGCAGCAGAGCCGGCGGTGAAAGTTCCGTTCCTGGTGAAGGTCAGTATCTCTGATCTGAATATCAGGAAGGGTCCGGGGACCGATTATGACAGGGTTCAGTTTATTCCGATTGGTGTGTACACGATCATGGAAGTGAGAAGTGGCAAAGGCAGCTCTGCCGGATGGGGCAGGCTGAAGAGCGGAATAGGTTGGATCTCGTTGGATTTTGTCCGCAGGATTTAGTAATGACGGCTGGTGGAGATATGTTTCTCTGCCAGCCATTATTTTATTTGAGTATTTTCTGTAAGATAAACGCTAAAAATCGGAAAACAGCATTTACTCATACCTAGACCTTCAGAAATGGAGGTCTTTTTTATGGGTTTCGAAGAAATGAAAACAATCGATGTAAGAACCGTAGATCCTGAGACGCTGGTGGATGTGACCGGCATTGTGATTGATGAGAGTCTGTCCAAGGAAGAACGCAAAGCAGAATACCTTCGTCAGGTAAAAAATCCGTACTGCTTCCGTGTAGGCGATGTGGTTGTTAAGAATGTGTACAGCAATGACGGGGTGACTCTGCAGGAACGCTTCGAGCAGTTTGCCAGGACATTGTAAGAAGTCCTTGGACATCGCTCTAAGTCAATGATAACGGGTTTAATCTGTGATACTGTGAAAGCGGACTAAGCCGTCATAGGCTTCCTCCTTTTCTGGTTGTGGATTGGGCTCCAAGAGATCAGAACAGGAGGAAATGCAATGACGAACAACAAAACATATCATGCAGCCGTGTACCTCAGGCTGTCAAGGGAAGACGGTGATGTAGCTGATGGCGGAAAGCAGGTCAGCAACAGCATCGCAAATCAAAAAGAACTGGTCATGGACTATCTGAAGTCCCACCCTGAGATCACGGTCGTATCCACCTACACGGATGACGGCTTCAGCGGTGTTAATTTCGAGAGACCGGAATTCCAGAGAATGCTCTCTGATATCAGAGAGGACAAGATCGACTGTGTTATCGTAAAGGACCTGTCACGTTTCGGCAGAAACTACATTGAATCCGGGCGCTACATTGAGAAGATATTCCCGATGCTGGGAATACGCTTTATAGCCATAACGGACGGGTACGACAGCATCAATGAGGATATGGGGACTGATATGATCATTCCCTTCAAGAATCTTATCAATGATGCATACTGCCGCGACATCTCCATCAAGATCAGAAGCCACATGGATATCAAAAGGCGCAACGGGGAATACATCGGAGCCTTTGCTGCATACGGCTACCTGAAGGACGAAGAGAACAGAAACCACCTTGTAGTTGATGAATATGCAGCCGATGTGGTACGAGACATCTTCACCATGAAGATCTGCGGCATGAGCCAGCAGGCCATAGCGAATAAACTGAACGCTGATGGGATCCTGGCACCGCTTCAATATAAGAAGAGCATCGGGGTATCACTTGAAAGTAGCTTTAGGAAGTCGGTTAAGCCGAAGTGGAGCTACAACGCAGTTCTCCGGATCCTGAAGAATGAGGTTTACACAGGAACGGTTGTGCAGGGCAAGTGCACCACACCGAATTATAAGATCAAGAAGCGCATCCATAGGGATGAAAGTGAGTGGATCCGTGTTGAGGATATGCACGAAGCCATAATTTCCAAAAGCGAGTTTGACCTTGTGCAGGAACTTCTTTTAAGGGATACAAGGGTTGCTCCGGAAAAGTCGGAAGTGTTTCCGCTGGCGGGTATGGTGTACTGTGCTGACTGTGGCGAGCCGATGGTCAGAAAGACGGTTCCTGCAGGAGATAAGAAGTATGTGTACTATGTCTGCTCAGGTAACAAGAGAGATAAGGGCACCTGCAGCTCACACTGTTTTCCGGCGAAGAAACTGATACGAACCGTGACGGAGACAGTGAGTACTCATATTGGTAAGATGATCGCACTGTCTGAAGCAGTAGAGATTATAAGCAAGACTGAAAGCGCAAAGCCGGACATCGTAAAGTACGAAGACCGCATCAGTAAGCTCAGGGAAGAGGTTGAGAGCTGCAACAGCAGGAAGAAAAACCTGTATGAGGATTTCAAGGATGAGATCCTTTCCAAGGAAGAGTATTCCATGCTCAGAGCCCGCTACCAGAAGCAGCTTGAAGAAGCTGAGAGCTGTATTGTTTCTCTTGAAGCAGAGAGGGACATGATCCTTGCAAACGGCTCCGGCAAGCAGGAATGGATTGAGAAGATTAAGACCTATAAGGGGATCAAGGAGCTGGACAGGAGCCTTATTACATTTCTGATCGAGCGGATTGATGTTATAGACGGAAACACTATACAGGTGACATACCGCTTCCGTGAAGAAGCAGAGGAATTGAAACGGCTTGCTGAGCTGTATTCGATTGATATGAAGGAGGCGGTGTAAATGGCACGTAAGAGCAGAAAAGAGTCTGCTGTTGTTACACCGGCTGCGGCAGAGGTTAAAGGATACAAGACTGCGATATATGTGCGTCTGTCCAGAGAGGATGAGCGCAAGATCGCAAGTGAATCTGTTGAGAACCAGATGGAGTTCCTGAAGGACTTTGTAGAAAAGGAGTCGTCACTGGTACTGACCGGTGAATATGTTGACCGACACGTTACCGGCACAAAGTTTGACAGGCCAGAGTTCAACCGGATGATCGCTGATATCAGAAGTGGCAAGATCAACTGTGTTGTGGTCAAGGATCTTTCAAGGCTTGGAAGAAACTACCTTGAAGCTGGGGACTACATTGAAAAGATTTTCCCGTTCTTCGGGGTGCGGTTCATAGCAGTGACGGATAACTACGACAGCTTGACATCAAATCCTACGGAAGACGGACTGGTGGTACCGCTGAAGAACCTTATCAATGAGGCATATGCAAAGGATATCTCAAAGAAGATCTGTACTTCCTTTGAGAATCAGTTCAAGCAGGGGATATTCTTTGCGACTACAGCGGCTTACGGCTACAAGAAGGATCCAGAGGATCCGCACATGGTTCTGGTGGATGAGGATGTGAAGGATATAGTGGTTCGCATCTTTACAGAGTACACCGGCGGAAAGAGCTTGAATCAAATTGCTAGAGATCTGAATAATGATGGAATTCCTGCACCAAGTGTTTACTGGCAGGAGAAGGATGTTATCCATAAGCAGAAGTATTCCAGCGTTTGGGAGAACAAGCAGATCAGAAACCTGTTGCTTAATCCTATATATATAGGTGATGTCCAGATTGCTAAGACACAGAAGTGCTATTACAAGGGGATTACTTCAGCAATTAAGCGTGATGATGGCTATTATGTGGAGAATCACCATGAAGCGATCATCGACAGGGATACCTTCCAACGTGCTCAGGAAATGATGGAAGTAAAAAGGGCTGAATACTTTTCGACACGAGGGAAGTATGAAGGAATCCAGAACAACAGAGAGAGCATCTTCAGAGGGGTCCTGTATTGCGGCCACTGTGGTAAGAAGATGAATATTTACCGCAGAACGGTGAAGCTTGTAAACGGAGTCGGGCATTACAGCACCTACGTTTGCAGGCGGTCTGCAAATAATAACCTGAACGATCCGCCCAAGAACGTGAAAGCTGATGACCTTGATGCACTGGTTCTGAAGCTGATACAGCAGCATATAGCTGTGTATGTGGACGCAAAGGATAGGCTGAAGAGGCTGAACAGGGCTCCGGAGGCTTCAGGAAAGAAGGCAGAGCTTCAGAAGAAGCTGGCCGATTTGGAAGCGAGGCAGGAAAAGGTGAACGGTTTCATCAAGAACCTGTATGAAGACTTCACGGACGGAGTATTTACAGAAGACGATTATCTGGAAATGAAGGCAGGGTACCTTGCAGAATTGGATGCGGTTGCGGCACAGATCGGTGAAGCGCAGAAGGCGATAGAGCTTTATGCGGCAGATTACGCCGGTGATGAAGAGATGGTGGCTGCATTTACCAAGTATATCGGTGTTGAGAGCATCAGCCGGGAACTG